GCCGGACACGACACGGTTCGTGCGCTTGTTCCAGATTACCGGGACTACCACGCCGAACCTGTCAATGTTTCTCTTGAGCTTCTCATACTCGTCATCGCCGGGCATAAGCTCCACGCGAGGGTTATACTCCGCGCGCTCCATGTCCGCGATTCTCTTTTTGATAATTTCCATCAGATAAGCCCCTTTGCCTTGTTCACGAGCAGCTGCGCCAGCTCAACCTTGCCTGCGGGGTTCTCGTCGATGTACTTATCCATCGCCTCGTGAACCTCCTCGGGCAGGGTGAATGTCATGGTGTAGCTGTTCGGCTCGCTCTTTCCGGTGTCGGAGAAGTCCTCGTTCAGCAGGTCCTCGATGTGGTCGTATGTAACCTTGAGAGCATCGAGCTCCCAGTCCTCAAAGCCGGTGAGGGCCATTTCGTCCTGCTCTTTCAGCTCGTCCAGAATCGCGGTGAGCTTCTCGTTGTCCCACCGGCCGGAGATTTTGTTGAGCGAAACATTGAGGATGCGCTCCTCCTGCTCGTTGAGCTCGACCTCTACCACCTGTACCTCGGTGTAGCCTTTCTGCACCAGCACCTTGAGCCTCTGGTGGCCGCCTACGATGTTGCCGGTGGTCCGGTTCCATACGATGGGCTCAACGTAGCCGAAGGTCTCAATGCTCCGGGCCAGCTTTTCGTACTGCTTGTCGCCCGGTGCGAGGTCCTTCCTCGGGTTGTAGTCCGCCGGATGGAGGTCGCTCACCGGCAGAGTGACGATTTTCATCTGCCGTTCCTCCTTGACCCGTTTCGGGTCGCTCCTGCGCATAAAAAAGAGGAGCCGCCCTGCGCAAGGCGGCTCCTGTCAAATAGGAGAAAAAATTATGGGTTTAGGGGATTTCTTTTTGCTGTTGGTATTCTACATTTTGTAGTTTAGCACTCGTATAGTGCCTTGTCAATGCCGTGTTTTTGCCCCGAAACGGGTCGTCCATCTCGTGCCGTCAGGCTTTCTTGATGCCGTCAATGCCGAAAATCAGGGCGGAGAGCGTGGCGCAAGCCGCGTCCACATCCTTGTAGACCGTCCGCTTGTCGATTTTTTCCCGCTCCGCTACGGCCGTCGGCGAGAGCGGCCGGTCTCTCAGATAGAGAGCTTCGATGACGCGGTAGTGCCTCTGCTCGCCCTCGTCTACGCTGTTTTCGCAGACGACCTTGTAGATTCCGAGCATCCTGTTCACATGGCGCATGATAAGCTGCGTCCGGGCTGCCGACTTCATAATGCTCTCGACCTTGAGATTCTCCTCGAGCAGCTCGTCCAGTGCCTCCACGATTTCCTCGACGCTCTCCTCTCCGGTGGCCGCGCTGGCCGCGTCGTATACTGCGTGGGAGCAGTTGGCGTTGAGCACGGTATAGTTCCGCAGCAGGAGCTTGGTATTGCGGAATCTCCGGTCGCTCCGGCCGTCCCGGAACTTCTTGCGCTCCTGCTCCACGGCCTTGATGCTGGCCTCCGCTCCGAGGCGGGCAGCGTCCGTCACAGCGGCCTCGACGCTCTCCTGTATCTCTTTCCCTAAGATGGCCCGAACGGCAGCGACAGCCGCTTTTGCCGCCACCTCTGCGGCCATTATCACAATTTCCTGCTCAGTCATCGCGTTCCTCCTCTTTGTTTCCGTCCGGCAGTTCATCGAGTGTGGCCCGGGCGATTTTTGCAAAGCGTTCGCAAACTCCCGCCACTTCGAGCGCGGAGACGCCGCATTTCTTCATGGCCTCTTTGAGCTTGCCTGCGCTGTCCTCCGTGATGGGGACGCCCATGAACGAGAATATCGGTTTTTCCATGTTCGGTTGCTCCCTCCGTATTTCGTTCACCAGCATAAAGCGTTCCGGCGTCGTCCAGTTCATCAGGCGGCTCAACCTGCACACGGCCGCGCGCCACTCGTCCGTCTCTGGCTTCGTCCCGTAGGGCATCCCGCAGAACGCCGTGAGCACGTCGCTCGCGCGCGAGAACTGGTTGATGTCGTCCATCGTGGGGATGTCCCGCAGCAGGTCCGGGGTAAAGCCCGGGCCAAACCGTACCGCGTATTCCTTGAGGTCCGGCTCCGTGACATAGCTCCGGCCGTACCGCTGCTTCATGCTGCGCCAGACTGTCCACGGGATTCTGTACATCCGCAGCCCGTCGAATGTGGCGACGATGAAGCAGTGCGCGCCGAGGGCTTCGTAGGAATCGAGCTTTTTGGCCTGCTCCGGGAGAACGCGGTCTTTGTTCAGCCTGCCCGTCCCGGTGCTCTTTGCCTCGAACATCACCGCGCGGCCTCCGAGCATGACGCCTTTGAAATCCGGTTCCGCCTTTTTGGTATACACCGCGCGGAACTGCCCTGACTTGTTCGGCTGGCTCACTGGTTTCATCGGCTCCGGCGTCTTGCTTATGTCGGCTCGGCCCGTCTCTGTCAAAAGAGCGCACGAGGCTTCTATCTGTTCTTCCAGCCTCCCGCCCTGCGCGCGGCTCCGTGCTCCCTGCAAGGCCCGGAGCGGGTCCTTTACCGGGCCGCTCATTCGAGGTAGCCCTGCTCTCGGGCGAACTCTGCGATTTTGTAGGCGGTCGCGCTCTTGATGCCCTTGCACTCTCCGGCGTCGAGCTGCTCGAGGAGCTGCGGCAGGGTCTTGCCCGGAGCCGGGGTCGATGCGCGCTGGGCCTCGGCTTCGGAGTAGCCGGTGTTGTAAGCCTCCTCCCGGATGTGGTCGATGTGCTCCACGAGCTTGTCGTCGGTCATCTTGCGCAGCTTCACGGCGCGCTCATGTACATTCTTCTCCTCGCCGGTCATCCGGCAGTTCCTTTTCTTCACTGGGTTCCCTCTCTTTCCAGCCGCTTGCAGCGGCCATTCTCATAGGCCATGCACTTCTTTTCCGAGCACCAGCCGAAACGCTCCGTTGTAATCTCAGTCCGGCTAATCCACGAGTAGCTCACTTCCCGTTTCGTGCTTTTCTTGTACGGGCAAAACATACCATCATCGCTCATTGTGCTGTCTCCTATAAAACATTCGTGTGAAGCGGCTGCCCGGTGGCAAGCTGCCGATGGATGAACTCACGCTCGAGGCAGTTACTCACCATAACGAGGGCTCGCAGCTCTCCGGGGAGAATCTTGCTGTCGAGATAGAGCCGCTCAATTTCCGGCCCCCGCGCGTGGAGCTCCCGGATGGCCGCCTCCGCGTCCTCCCACTCGGTCAGGTCGTACAGCTCGCCGAGTGCCTTGTCGAACTCACTTTTTTCCTGCATCGCTGGCCTCCTGCTTTGCCGTCTCTTTGTCCAGATTATCCTTGAGCCGGTCGAGCTTGTCCCATACGATTTTCGTGATGTTTACCAGCTCGTGAGGGTTAAAAATTGCAAAGAGCTGCACCAGCATGATGAAAACATCAGCAGTTTCCTCCTCGATGTTCGAGTACACTTCCTGCGTCTCCCGGTTGAACGGGGTATCATACTTGCGCTTGCACTCTTTGAGCTTGCAGAGAGCTTTGGTGAGCTCCGACATTTCCTCCACAGCCTTGGTGAGCTGGGCGTCTTTGCCGTAAGTACCGATGGCGCGGTCGATGGTCTGCAAGCCCTCCGGCATAATCTCCGGGATGAGCGCGTCCTCGTAGTGCTTGAGCTTGTCGCGCAGCGAGGCGAGAGCCCACGAGAGGGTGTAGTGCTCTGCCAGCAGGCCCTCGATGGTCTCCGGGCCGTCGAACAGGTGCTCGCACAGGGTCATGTCGAACTCCTCCGGCGTTCCCTCGGTGTCAATATCTGCGTTGTGCGCCTTGATAAGCTGCTTCATGTAGTCGTTGAGGCTGATGTTCCGGCTGGGCATCTGTACCCATCCATCCTCGCCGCGCACAAACAGGTTGAGAGCCTGTGAGTAGTTCCCGTCCGGGGTGTCGGTTGTCATTCTTCTCTGCGGAAACATAATTTTGTCCTCCAATTTTCAAATTTGATGGTCAAAGATTGAAATATGCTTAAATCGTTTTCAAGTTTCGTGGTTGGATTTTGCTTGTTTTTCTTTCATGCCTGCCCATCCTCCGTGTATTTATTGTCGTAGAACATCCCGTCTTGCCCGATGGAAAACTCTTCATCTTCCCAGTATGCGCCGCAACCGTTTTCACAGGCCGCTACGCTCTCGCTTAGTTCTCCGCTTCTGGATACATAGCGTTTCGGAACTTTTCCGTCTTTTCGGATTGTGTAGTCCCGTGCGTTCTGGTAAAATTCCGAATAAATAATTTTCCCGCCACACCTCGGGCATCGGCCCCGAATGACCCCATTCACGTTTCATCCTCCTTTTTTGTTTTCTTCAACTGGCGGCCGCACTCCGGGCAGAAGTTCAGCGGCCGTCTTTTGTGAGTGTAGGTTGAGGCAAGCCCGCAGCCCTTTCTGAGGGTTCTCTCATAAAGGCAGACGTAATACTTTGTGTATAACTCTCCGCCGGTCTTTGGCCTGTGCTTCTTGCTCCACTCGTAATCTTCGCAAAATTGGCAGTTCATACGCTTTCCTCGATTACTTTGAGGTCATACCCGCTCTTGACAAACTTCATGCACAGCTCGTGGTTGATACCGTTGCCGAGGTTGGTGTAGATGTACTCTATCTCCTCCGGCGTGAAATGGGTATCGAGCAGCTTATTGATGCCGTCGAGGTGTTCTCTGCATAACGGCTTGGTGAATCCCTTGAACGCAAAACGTGAAACGCCCTCGATGACCTCAGCCTTGAACTCGTCCGGGGTGCTACAATGGTTGAGGTTGATGTAGGTGTTCGTCCTCGGGACGAGAATCAGCTCGAAGTTCATGGTGACGTAGGCTTTCGGGAAAGCGCGCTGAATCTTCCCGCACCACGGAGCCGCGAACGGGCTGAACCACGGCAGCATATAGCTGCGGAGCTCCTGCTGACTGACTGCTGGGGCGTCCTGAATGTGGTCGATGCAGCACTCGATGGCCTCCCGCTCTGCGAGGCTGTCCGCCTCCTCGAGCCATCCGTTGAATACGCGGACGATTTCCTCTGCGTTAATCGGTTTCATGTTGCTCCTCCGTTTCATCCTCCATCTTGAACCCGCAGACCGGGCAGAAGTTCCAGACCCAACTGTCGAAATCGCTTTGCGAAATTTTGGCATTGCAATGGGTGCAGCGAATTGCCGGTTCCTCGTGACTGTTGTTTTCATCATCGACGATGATAAACTTCAATTCCTTGTCCTTCACCCACTTGGCATGACCGCGCAGGCTCTCTGGGTCGATGGTGGGAGCCTCATCCACGCTGTTCAGGGCGTCCTTATAGCAGCATTCTTCAATAGTGAACGGGTTACTGGCATGGAGATTCATTTCGATGCGCTTGTGCAAAGCGTTCGCGTCAATCAATCTTACTTCTTCCATTTTTGATAGCCTCCTTTAGATACTCAAAAATCCCAATCCGGCTTCTTGTCTCTCGGAATTTAACTTTCACCGGAATAATTTTTGCAGAGCCCGAATCTTGCATTTCGGGAAAACGCCGTTCCTCTTTCCGAATCAGCGTCTCAAGTTCCATTTCGACCGTCTGCTTGTGGCTTGCGTCGTAGTCCGCGATTATTCTGCGAAAAAACTCCTCGGCCTCGTAGAATGTTCCTATGTTGTATGGCATCTCGGCCAGTCTGTTCATCTCCCACTCTATGTATTCTATTTGGGGTGCAAACACCTTTTTCGCAAGAACCATCGTCAGCTTCCGCTCAACATCTTCTGTAAGCTGCCGACCATCCGCCTCAACTCGCATTCTGTCAACAAAAGAGATGCTAGGCCGGAGGTTCAGGCCGGGGCATACGGTCACTTTGATGTAGTTACTGCTCACCATGCTCCTCCCGGATTTTTTCCAATTCTCGTTGGCACTTATCGGCCCGGTCCATAGCGTTTACACAGTCCATCGCTATTTCGGCGTATTCCTTGCTTACATTGCGCAGCATATTTTCAGCTCTGTCCCGTTGTTCTGTTGCTTTTTTTAGCTGCTCATTTCGGACGAGCGTTCCGAGTGCGAATCCAATCAAAAAGGCCGCTATGAGTTCTTCGCTTGGTAACATCTTTTCTCCTTACGCTGACGACTTCGATTTCGTCACACTCGCGGTGTTTCTTCCGCCCTGCTTCGTGTCCGAGGTACTCTGCCTCTTTTTGGTCGTCTGCCATGACTGCGACGCCGAAGTAGCAGGTGGAGCTCTCTGTCCTGCCCTCAAGGAACACATCATACCTCGGCATCCGGTTCCTCCTCGTATTGGTGGACATCGACGAAGATGGCTTTCTTCCACGGGAGCGCGTTGTACGCCGCTCGCGTCTCCTCCTCCGTCATGTTGTCCACGAGCTCCGGGTCATAGTGTTCACAGAGGACGTCGTTCATCTCTGAAATATCGTCCTCCCGGTAGTAGGTTCTTTCTTTGCCGATGACGAACTCCTGAACCGCGCTCTCTCCCCATGAGCCAAGCCAGCAGTAATACTCGTCGCCGCCGACCACATCCCCATCTACACAGGGGATGACCGGGAGCTCCGGGTTTGCCTGCATAAGCTCGAGGAGCTGCGTGAGCTTTTCGCTCTGTTTCATGTCATTCCATCCTTTCTTTTCCGGGGCTCCGCCCGGGTTGCTTTCTGCTCGGCGGCCTTGTGCCATACATAGGCCGCAACAACTATTACTGACAAGGCGACGGCCGCAAAGGAAAGCCAGCAAGTTAAGGTTTCCAGCAGGTCGTCAAGCTCTAAAAGGACCTCGTACATAGTCACCACTCCTTTACCTGAATTTCTTCTTGAAACTGCGCACGATGGCCCGGTGCGTCCACCTACGGCAGTAGGGGTTTCGGACGCTCCCGTCGTACTCCTGTTTCATCTTCTGGTATGCCGCCTTGTTCTCTGCATACCGTTCGCAATGGTCGTGGCATCCCGGGTGTCTGTCCGGGCACTCTTTCGGGCAGATAGTCATAAGCCGAGCATAACGCTGGCCCGTTTCCGGGCGGCCGTCATGGTTTCGTCGTACTTTGCTGCGCTGTATACGGCGAGCGGAGCCACTGCCCGTCCTGCTCTGGCCCTCCTGAATATCTCCGAGTAGACAGCGGCCGTCTCGTATACGCTGGGGCCTCTGCCCGGGGTCGAAAGCATCCCCTTGCGGTCGTCGGTGTCAGTGACGCGGAGGTCCTCCTTGAGGGCGTCCTGCACACACCTGCGCAAGCGGTCAAGGGCGAGGTCCTTGTCCTCTTTTTCCCACTCGAGGTACTGCTTGTAGTTGTTCATTGAGTTCTGCTTGAGGCGCGCCAGCCGGTCTTTCCCGTAGCCGAACGTCTCGTGGCAGGTGGCGGCCATAACGAGCCATGCGATTTCCGCGCCCTGATTGCTCGCCATGCGGAGCTGCTCCTCCCGGCGTCCTCTCGGTGCGCGGTCCACGGGCAGCCGAACCTCAAAATCGCAGATGCCTTTGAGGTTCTCCCTCATGGCGTCCGTTGCGTTCTTTCTGCTGCCGTAGAGGATGGCCGTCTGGTATTTCTTCTCAAAGGCGTCCATTTCGTTACAGGCCCGCAGGAGGCGGGATGCGCCAATGCCGTCGTCTTGGTGCATGGAGACGACGATGCACCACATAAAGAGCTGGGCGGAGCGGTCGCGCTGGTCCTCGCGCTCCTGCTGGATGTTGTGGGTCAGTGCTTTCATCATCCGGCCCTCCTTACGTCGTATAGCAGTGCTTGACCGGGTCCCATGTGAGCTTCGGGATGCTCCGGCCGCAGACGCAGGAGAATTTCTGGTTTGTGATTTCGGCGTCCTCGATGTTCGTCCGGCCGTAGCTCGTTTTCTTGCAGTCCGGGCAGGTGTACTCGAACCGTGCCAGCGCGTCCAGAGGGATTTTCGCACCGCACTTCCGGCACTCGTGAACTGTCTGCGGTTCGCGCAAGAACTGCACAAACTCGTCCTTGCATTTCGGGCAGCGAAGGAACATGAGGCCCTTTGTTCCGACGGGAGGGAGCCAGCTTACCGGCTTCTCGGGGGGGGGCTTTCTTGTCTGCCGTGGAAACTACCGGGGCTGCCTGCTGCGGCTCGTTGGGGACGGTCTTTGCTGCCTCCGGCGCGCTGTCGCCGTCGTACAGCGTAGTGGTCTTGGCGATGGTCTCGAGCGTTTTGAGCGCGGTGTCGAGCTCTGCAGGGCTCTTGCCGGTGAGCGTGACGCTCACATCCGGCTCTCCCTGAAACTTGAAAATAGCCATCGAAACTTCAAACTTCGTATTTGCCATGTCGGTTATGCCTCCTGTTTCTTTTCTTCCAGCTTGTTTGATGGGTCAAACTTCCTGCCGTCCTCGATGCCTCGCCATGCTGCATCGAGCTCTCCGACCGTCTTTGGCTGGGGCGTCTTTTTGAACTCTTTCGGCGGCCCCATCTTGTCGAGCTCGTCTTTGGCCTCTTTCGGAACTTTCAGCACAAGGCCGTATTCTTGATTTTCCTCGTTCTGTCTTGTAAACGCCTCGTATACGCCTCTGGCGAACCCATAGCCGTAGGAATCACAGATTTTTGCAATCTCCTGCGGTGTGTAATAGTCCCGGTGCTGTTTGCGGAGCTTCTTCTGCTCCGCCTTGATGCACCGTACTGCATACTTGAAGATTTTTGTGCAGATTTCAAAATCATCCTTGAGCCCAATGAATCCAACGCGCCAGACGGTCGTTTTGGCTCCTCTCTTGCACCGGTATGCCGCACAGCAGTAGTTTTCTCCGATGACGGTGGATAGCGGAGACATCCACGAATTTGCTTTCTTGGAGAACGTCTCGTCAATTTCCTGCTGGATGACCGTCGTGTCGTGCTCCTCGAGGTCTCGTTCGGTGAGCTTGTGCTCCGCCATGAGCTTTCGGGCCTTGAGCAGGGCGAGCTTTGCCTCCTCCGGTTCTGGGCTTTTTGCAAGGGCGAGGAGCTTTCGGATTTTGTCCTTGTAGTCCATCAGGCCTCTACCTCCTGCGCGATGCACCCCAGTAGCTTACAGCGTGTAAGCATCATCCTCTCGAGCGAGGACTGGTACTTCTGAACTGGCTCCGCATAGCCTTCAAAACACCGTCCTGCGTACCGCCATGTGTCGCCATGCCTCTTGAATGTCAGGTAGGTCGGCAGCCAGCGTCCGTTGCCGTCCTTCGCGGTGCTGATTTCTCCGCCCACCTGCAACAGGCCTGCGCGGTTTGTGCGTGGCGGCAAGACGTCAAGAAAGTAGCCAATCAGGTCCGTGTCTACTTCGTCGCCCGGTTCGAGATAGTCCTCTGCGGTCGGCAGGCCGCTCTCAAACCATTTCCCAAGCGTCTTGAGGCCGGTTCCTGCGAGCTCTGCGCGCCGCCTCTCGACTTCATTGGCGATTAGCACCATTTGTGTGTCACTCAAAAAAATGTCGCTGCCGTCGTCGAGCCGGAGATAAACGACGCCCGCCTCAAGGAGCGTTACGGGCAGGTCGAGGTACGTCGTTACCGCTCCGCTCCTGTCCACTACCGGGATGCAGATGCGCTCGCGGGCAGCTCGTCCTCCCCTGTGGTAAAGCATCCGGTCGAATGCGTACCTGCGGCAGTCGCATTTCTCGGTGCAATAATTGACCGCGTCGTCCGGCCACAGACCGATAATCATAAGTCGCTTCATGACGTCCTCCTCAAACAAAATCGGTATACCGGGTGCTGATGCTCTGCACCCACTCTTTGTCCAGCTTGTCGAGGTAAGTGCTCCACGCCTCCTCGTAACTGTTCCACCACCATTTCCGGCTCTTGAGGGCAACAATAAGCTGCTGCCGGGGCTTCATAACGAACTTGATGTACGCCCGGTCGCCCATCGTGTAGGCGACGAGGTTCTCGTCCTCGAAAAACTTCTGCCGGTTCAGGTTTGCGAGCTTGCCCTCTTTCCCGGCCGCATAGAGCTTGGCGATGATGCTGTTCTTGCGCCAGCGGTACTTTTCATGGAGCTTCTCGTAATACCCCATGAAGAGCTCCGGGTCCTTGTTTGCGAGCTCGCACAGGCTCGCGGTAGGATTAAGCGTCGGCCGCTCGATGCAGAATTTGATGTCATCGACCAGCCGGGCAATTTCCTTGGCGTCCTTGTCCTCGATGCGGCCCTGCCATACTTGCTCCTGCAGGCCGTTGAACCACTCCACGAACTCGGAGGAAAGGCGGAGAATGGTGTCGCTGTGGTCCAGCTTCTTCGCGTTGTACCGCGCCGGTCCGGCGACAGCTACGCTCACATGGGCCGCCTCGTGCCGGAGCTGCTCGCTCCACTTGGCATAAATCTGGTCCACGATTTTCTGCTTGCGGCTGTCCGGGATGTTCCAGCTCATAACTTTCTGGCAGTAGACCTCGTACTCATGGGCTGAAATGTCGCCGCGCTGGCCGCTCATGCTGTTGCTGTTCGCCTGATGAATGAGGCTCTTGTCCAATTCCTTGATTTTCACCTCACTCATGGTAGACCTCCTGCCGGTTCAGCGACGGTTTAGGGATAGAGGGCTTCTGCGGGGCCAAAACCAGCTCGTAATCGGATGCCTGTTGCGGGTCGAGCGGTGTGGCGTACTCAATGTAGCCCCATGCTTTATTGTCGATTTCCTCGCAATAGGTCCGACCGCTCTCGAAGTTTACGATTTCGGTAACGCTCTCCGTAGAGGGGATTCCGCCCACCATCAGCGGGCGGCGTGTGCTGTAATATCTGTAAGCCATAATTTTCTCTCTGCCTCCTGCAATTCAAATGCGAGCTCGTCGAGCTCTTTCTCGATTTCCTCCGCGTCGTGGACAATCTGCCGCGCGCCCGGAACGCCCTGCGTACCGTTCTGCTTTGCCTCAATCCACATCGCAATATGCTCGTCCGGGTCAAAGCTGTCGGAGTAGTCCAGAATCTCGTCCGGGAAGTTCTCGACTTTCACGCAGACAATGAAGTCCTCTCCGGCCGGTGAATACCACTCGAGCTCAACGCGGCCGTCGTCCGTATAATCGCAAACGCTCCATTCACGTTTCTCGAGAATATCCAAATACGCCTGCGGCAGCTCCTCTTTTGGCCTTTCGGTCTTATTCGAGCGGTTCGGGTCCAGCCAAATAGAGATGTTGTAGATGTACTGACCGCACCGAACGCATACATCATGTTTGCCCCAATATCCGAGCTTTTTCATGCCTCGGACGCTGCCGGTATAATGGATTGATGGATGCCGTTCTTTTTGCTCGTCAGTTAATTTCATGTACTTCAACGTCTGCTGCCTCCTGTTCTATAATCGGGCCACGCCATCGTGATGACCGTTGAGACCTCCCGCAGGCGGCTTATGATGGCCCGGGCTTTTGTGCCGTCTCCGCCTTTCGGGGTCAGTGCTCGCACCAGCTCGTCGGCGTTGTAGTTCGTCGTGATGATGGTCGGCTTCATATCCTCGTACCGGTCGTTCAGGATGGAGTAGAGGGTGCTCACGCTCCAATCGGTACATTGCTCTTTCCCGAGGTCGTCCACAATGAGCAAATCGACCGTTTTGTACGCTTTGAGTATCTCGTACTCGGTGGCGTCGCTGTTGTCGAAAGCCTCCTTGATGTCGGCCAGCAGGTCGCCGGACGTCTTGCAGACGACCGGGACGCCGCATCCTATGAGCTGCAAGGCAATGGCGGCTGCAATGTGCGTTTTGCCGGTCCCGTAGGTTCCCTCTATGTAGAGGCCCTCGCCGTGCTCTGCGCGCTGCGGAAAGCTGTCTGCATAGGCTTTGGCCGTGTCGTAACATCTCCGCCGCTCCGAGGTGTCCCGAATGAAGTTGGCGAATGTCCGCTGCTGGAAGCGTTTCTTGATGCCGCTCCTGCCGAGCAACCTCTCGATTTTGGCGCGCCGTTTGGCCTGCTCTGCCTCTTTTTCGGCCTCTGCCTTTTGTCTGGCCTCCTCTGCATCCGCCTCCGCCCATTTGGCTTTCGCCCGGTCGCAGGTGCATCTCTGCGGGAACGGGGCGAACATGAGGACCGTTCGGCCCATCACAAGAGCTTCATGGTACAATTTCCGGCCGCAGAACTCACACTCGACCGGCTCCGGGATGTTCTGCTGGCAGTTGTAGCCGCCTGCCAGAACGTCCGCGCTCGTCGGCCGCCGGTGCTGGGCTGCCTCAACCGAACGAGCCGAATCCGCCGGACGGAGTGAACCCAGCATAGCCGTCAGCGTTTCCACGCTGCTCACCTCCTGTGTAGTCGTTCAAATAGCCTTTTGCATTGAGCCAGCTTGCCGGATTCGGCGTGAATTGCCGCTCCCGGAACCGGCTGTCATATTTCTTTGCGGCCTCAACCGCCTCGATGATTCTGTCGGTCGCCGCGTCGTCCGGCTCCGGGTTGATTTTTGCCCACGCCCGCTCTGCCGTGGCCCGGTCCACTTTCTTCGGGTAGGCCGCGTAGAAGCGGTCAAACCGTTCGGCCTGCTCTGCCGAGAGGCTCCCGGCTTTACGCCGGGGAGCTTTCGGTTTGTCGTGTTCCTCCGGCGCGGGCTCCGGTACGGTCGGTGGCGTTCCCTCCGCCTCTGTGGCCGCTGCGGGTTCCTGTGCAGGGCTTTCCACCCTGCGGCCGGGAAAGTTATCGACCGACGGTTTCGTCGGTGCTGCGGTGCGCTTGGAGTAAAGCTGGCGGAGGTTCTCAAGGAGGGACTGCACCCAAATGACGCGGCAACTCTCCCACAGCTCCTTGTCAACCTTGCCCATGGAGGCGAGCGTGTTCAGGATGGCCTCCGCCGTTTCGGCCGTAACTCCGGTGACGGCGAGTAGGTACTCCCAGCCCATCTTGTCCCAGCAGTCGTAATACTGGCCGTCTGCCGCGCAAAGAAGTTCGAGCAGCTTAAACCAAAAGGCATACCCGTCGTTTCCCCAGTTCTTTTCAAGGATGAACTTTGTCCGGCTCTTTTCCCCGACGTAATGGGGGAAGTAGTCGGCGGTCTGCCTGTTGCTTCTTCCCAAGTCTCGCACCTCCTTTCTGCTGGTGATTTCAAGAGTAGATGACCTTGCTGCCCTCCGCCGTCTTTACAACGTCAACGGCCTGCGGGAAACGGGCTTTCATCTCCGGGTCGTGAGTGATAGCCATAATCTTGAGCGAGGAATACCGTTTCTGGATGGCCTCGAGGGCGTCGCAGTAGGCCTGTACGCCCTTGTCGTCGAGGAACGGCGGTTCGTCAATAAACAGGAATCCGAGCTGCACTCCTGCGGTGCTGCTCTTGAGCTCCGCCAGTGCAAGGATAATCGAGAGGGCCGCCTTAACGCGCTCGCCGCCGGAACGGCTCATGTAGGGCAGGGCTCCGGTCGCTGCGTCGTTCACGATGACGTCCAGCGCGGTGACCTCTTTCTTGCTGTTGCTCTTGAGGGTCTTTTCCATGCGCATCTCGATGCTCATGTGGCCGCCTGACATCTGGCTGATGATGCTCGTCGCGGTCGCCTCGAACAGCGGGACGATGCTGCGGACGATGTTATGCGGAATACCGTCCTGAGAGAAAGCCCGCTTGAGCTCCTCATAGCCCGCTGCAAGCTGGCCCTGTTCCGTCGCCTGACGGCGAAGGACTTCGAGCTTTGCCTCTGCCGTCTCGATTTCTTCCATCTGCCTGCGGCTGTGTCCGGCCTGCTGGTCCAGCTCTTCAATACGGATATTGTCCACCGTGAGGGCTGCATCCGCCTCCGCGTACTGTTCCTTGAGCTCGTCAACATCAGCCTGTGCCTTTGCGAGGGTCAGAATCTCCGCATTGATGCCATCAATCGCCGTCCGGGTCTTTTCTGCGTAGATCAGGAGCTCCGTGAGGCGGGTCTGCGCTGCGCTCTTTTTAGCCTCCGCTGCCGGGAGCAGCTTTTCCAGCTCGATGTATTTCTTAACGTCCGAAAGCTGCGCTTCGATGCTGGCGAGCTCCGCTGCGTTCTGCCGGAGCTTTTTCAGCTCGTCCTCAACGACGAAACGGTCTGCCTCGAGGCTCTCGATATTGGCCGGGATGGTTTCCAGTTCCTCGTCGATTGCCTTGATGCGCTCTTTAACTTCTGCGAGGCGTTCTTTCTGCGCCGTCAGCTTTGCGAACCGCTCCGAGGCTTTCCGCAGGTCTGCAACGAGGAAACGCTGGGCCTGCAAATCCTTGCGGCAGTTGAGGCCCGTTGCCTTTTTCTTTGCGGCCTGATACTCAGCGTCGAGCTGCTCGGCGCGCTCCTCGGCCTGCTGCCGGTAGGTTTCCAGTTCCGTCTCGGTCGCAGGCAGTTTCTTTTTCGCCTCCACTGCATCCTGCAGGAAACGGCATTCCGGGTTCTCGACCGGGCAGCCGCAGGTCTCGAGCATGATGGCCCGGGAGCGGATATGTGTGACCTCGTTCTCTTTTATGTCGAGCCAAGACTGTATCCGCGCGGTTTCTGCGTTCTTGGCTTGGAGCAGCTTCATGGCCTCTTGGTCTGTTGCGAGATACTGCTCGTCCTGCTCTTCCAGCGCGGTGAGCCGTTCGCTCGCTCCTGCGAGGTCTGCCGCTTTCCGCTCGAGCTCGTCATAGTCCGCGAGGGCCTGCTCATAGCTCCAACACGTTGCCTGTGCAGAAAGTTTTTCGGCCTCGAGACTGCCTTTCTTTTTCCGCTGGGCAGAAAGCGCGGCCATAACGTCCCGCAGCTTTTCTTCCTTGGGCTGAATCAGGGCCGCCGTTCCCAGCAGCTCCTCCCGCCGTGCGGAAAGTTTTCCGTAACTCTGGCTGCCCGCCTCTACCTCCTCGCGCTTATCGAGGAGAGCCTGCGCATCGGAAATCTGCGCTCTGCAAACCGCCTGCGCGCTGGCGTTCGCGTTCTTCTCCGCAATCCAAGAGCCGAGCTCGCTGGCGAGCTTTTCCGACCGCTTCTGCGCCTGCTTGGCAATGTCGAGCTTTGTCTGCGCCTCGCTCATGGCCTTTGTGTGGATGGCTCTGTCTGCTACCGCGCTGGCCTTTTCGACGGCCGTCTTGTTCATGGCCGCCTCGACCGTTGCCTTGTCCGGCATCGTCCGCCCGGTCTCCTCCTGCAAATCCGCGATGCGCCGGAGCTCCCGGTTGGCGTCTGCTGCCCTGTTGGCCGCCATGCTCTCCATGCGGTCATAAATGCCGAGGCCGAGGATGTTTCCGAGAATTGCCATGCGGTCCGCCTTGTCGGCCTGCAAAAAGAGGCCGTACTGGTCCTGCATGATAAGCCCAGTCGCCTTGAGCGTCAGGCTGTCCATGCCGATGGTGTTCTCGATGATGGCCTGCGTATCGCGGTATTTCTCCGCGCTGCGGTTCTGCCAGCTCTCGTCCACATACTCGGAGAGATTCAGCGTCGCCTTGCCGCTCTTTGTGCGGGTGCGGGTAACGCGGTACAGCTTGTCGCCGAGGTAGAATGTAAACTTGATGGAGCCGCTGCGGGCATCCGGGTCATTGCAAATCCATCCCGTGAGGTCTCCCTCTCTGGGCTCCTCGAAAAGGGCATCCAGCATGGCGTCCATAAACAAGCTTGACTTGCCTGCGCCGTTCTCGCCGTTGATGGTGGCAAAGGAAATGCCATCGTAGGAAAACAGCTCGTCACGGTAGTTGCGGTAGTTCTTGACCTCAATCTCTACCGGCATAAACACGCCGGTCGGGGTCTCAAGACGTCCTTTTTCCATTGCCTCCGAGATAATCGGACGGGCCAGCTCAATGATGCGCTGGGCGTCCTCCGGGCTCTTTTCCTTTTCGGTGAGGTACTCCGCGAGGTTCTGCTCCGGGCTGTTGTCGCCGTGGAGCTCGTCGCGGTTCACGCTTGTCGTGATTTCCTCCGGCGTGATTTCGGAGACATAGAACGCACCACCGTCATAGAGCCTTTTCTCAAGGACAGCTTTGTTGAAAGCCTTGTTTGTCTCGTCCGAACAGGTGTAGAGAACGCGGACGATTTTTCCCTTGAGACGGTCAGGTACAACGACCCGCTCCGCGCTCAACATTGTGCAGACATCGTCCTCGTTGAGGCGGATGGTCTCGAACTCCCGGTAGGGCGTTTCGACGTACTCGCTCCACGCCTCCCCGTCGTCGTCGATGTCGTGAATATAAAAGCCTCGCGGCTGATTCTCGTCGTTGAAGTTGAGGCCGGTAATGCTGCCGCAGTAGAACACCGCGCGGCCTGCCTCCGGGAGCTGCTGCGGCCGGTGGATGTGGCCGAGTGCTACGAGGTCAAAGTCTGCGGCTTTCAGGGTGTCGGGGTAGATGACGGGCTCAAACTGTGCAAATAGCGCGGTCTGGCCGCTCTCCATGTTGCATCCCGGGACGGTGAAGTGCGTAGACAGGATGCTCGTCACACCGGGCTCGCACTGTGCTTTCAGGCCAAGAACGGCCTTTGCCAGCTCGTCCGTGAACACCTGCGTTTCCTCCTCTCGAGAGAGGCCCGGGTGCGCTGCCCGATGTACGCCACGGTCAAAGCCCGGAATACACGCCACATCTACGCGCTGCCCGTGGTAGGTGTGGATGTGGAGCACCTCCGGCTCCGTTACGACGCTGACCGAATCATCGCCGTAAAAAGCCGTTGTCAGCATCTCGAACTGCTCCTCGCTGTCGTGGTTCGGAGTACCGCGCAACACGACGGTCGGGGCCACGTTGGAAAGCCGCCGGATGTGGTCTATGGCTGTCCGGCTCTCGCGGAGACCTCTGTCCGACCATACGCGGGCCTGATGGAAAATGTCGCCAGAGACGACGATAAGGTCCGGCCGGTGCTCCTCCGCGTACATCGCCTGAAAATCAAGGCAGCGGCAGATGTCCTGAAAGCGGGCATTCTGTCCGCCGACCTCCGGCCCGGGGAAACTGCCGATGTGCCAGTCGCCGGTGTGCAATACTTTCAGCATTACATACCCTCCTTGAGAATCTCCTTGATGATGTCGTCGAGCTTGCCGCGCCGCGCTGCATCTGCGCGAGACTTTGCGCCCTGAATATTCCGCATTTCATCTTCGGTCGGGACCTGTGCAGAGCCTTTATGGCCGGAGCTGATGCTGTACGAGATGTAGTCCAGTGCGAGTTTTGCGAGTTCGGTGCGGTCCGGGCCTTTGAAAGTCCCGATAAGGCGGTGGAACCGCGCGCCGTTCGTGATAAGGATGGTTGCGCAGAGCTGCGTCTCGTGAGGGAGCGTTTCGCTCTCCTTGACCTCAAACATCACCACATTGTCCGAATTGACGGCCACCATGCCGTCCTGCGAAAGAATCATCATAATCATTTCCTCCATGTATGGTTTCTCTGGCAGTCGCGGCAATAAGCCACTCCGCCGAAATGCTTGCGGCTGTACTCTGCTACGTCGAGGCCGACCTGCTTACCGCAGTCCGCGCAGAACTCGCTGTCGCCGTTCCGGCCCTGCTGTCGGTTACTCGGCGCGGGCTGCTGCTGGCGAGGCCGCTGCGCCGGTCTCTCGGGCTGCTGCTCCTGCTGGGGCTGCTCCTGTCCGACCTCAAAATCCGGCTCCGGCTGCACATAGCCGTCGTCGTCATCGTCCACATAGACCGTGTGGCCGGTTTTCGGGCGGCTGCCGTACAGGTCATTCGCCGCGCCAAACATGGACTTTACCGCCTCCTCACGGACGGTCGGATTGTCAAGGTTCGGGACGAGGTAAGCCACAACAAAGGGCTTTCCGAACTCCTCGATAAGGTAACTGGACTTAATCTGCATCGCGGTGCGGAGGGCGCGGTTGAGAGCCTTGCTCTCGCACATCTCGCTGCGGAACTTCATAAATTCTGCCCGCTGCTTCTCCGTCATCCCGGCCGTTACATCATCCACCGCAATTTCCTTATGGGCGACGATGGTGACGTTCTCGCCGGTGAGCTGCGGGACGCTGATTCGGACCTCGTGCTTGACGTCCTTGTTGGGGCATCCTCCGCAGCGAATCGGCTTTCCGATGCTGCGGTTGACCTCCGCGCACTTCTGGCAGGTGGACGGGACGACCGGGCGGCTGGAAAGAATCTTGATGCCTGCGGCTCGCATGAGCTTGGTGAGACCCTTTTTGGTGAGGGCGTACTTGGCCGGGGTCGCTTTGTGGACGTACCCCTTGCTGTCGCGCCACTCGTCCTTGGCTTTCTCCATCTCATAAATTTCGCCGTCATTGAGGTCGGTGCTGATTTTCACGGAGTTCATCACCGGCTTTTGGATGTCGGCAATCTCCGTCACGGTCTGCATCGGGACGAGGAGGTTGTACTGCGCGGGCGGGTACTGCTGCGCAATGGTGAGCGCAGCGTGTTTGTTTTGTTCGTTCATGGTTCACGCTCCTGTTGACTTTTGATGTGGAGCGAGATACAATAGGCTTGTCCGACAAGAGGGTCGCGCTTTCGAGCGCGGCTCTTTTTTTATGCCTGTGTATCCGGCTCCTGCTGCTCTGCCGCTGCTGCGGCCTCCTGCTCGTCCAGCTCCTTGAGCAACTGGGTGATGGTCTTGCCTGTCTCCTTGCGGCAGCAGGTCGAGCCCATACCGACGCGACGGGCAGCCGCGCTGCGCAACTTGCGCGAGCATCTGCCGCAGAGGCAGAAAAGGTTCTGTTCAGCCATGTGGTTCACCTCCTTTCAGTGGTCCTTGAGCATCTTGAAGAATGCGTTGTTGATGACGTGGAACGCCAGCAGCGTGACGCCGAGCACGATAAGCCACTCGCCACCAAAGGCGAAGTAGCCGCGCGCTGCGTAGCTGGCCGGAATGAGTGCCAGCGCGGCGATGAATCCGCAGATGCCAGCCGAAAGGACCTCTGCAATCCAGATGGCCGCAATGAGAATCGCTCTGTGAATCTTCCAGTCCATTTAGTGCTCCCTTCTCTTGAGGGCCTGCGCCGTCTCAATGACTGCGCGGCTGTATTTGCTGCTATGCTGTCCCTTACTCCACGCGGCTTTCATGCCGCTGTCGCCCATGTTGTAGGCCATGAGAGCCTTGTCCGGGTCGTCGTACTTTTGGAACGCCCGCCCGAGGATGTATAAGCCAGCCTCGATGTTCTGCTCCGGGTCCATCACATCCGTAATTCCGAGTTCTTCGTAGAGCCAGCGGTGATTGCAGATGTTAATCTGCATAAGGCCGAAGTCTCCGGTGTCGCTGACCGCATCCGGCTGGTAGCTGCTCTCCCGCTCGATGACGGCGATAGCGATTTCAAACGGGACGCCCTGCCGCTCCGCCTGCTCCCGGACGTACCGTTGCAGCTCGTCGCTCATGGGTACGTCGTAGAGAAGCTCCGACTCCTGTTCGGCCTCTGGCTGCACCGCCATGTAGGCGAGCGTCACATATTCCGTTGCCGGTGCTGCCGCTGTCTGCTGTGCGAGGTTTGCTGCGGCTGTCGTCGCGCAGGAGTAAGCCGCAATAAGTGCGGTGACTGTGCAGAAAAACGCAACGGCCGCAATCTCCATCTTTCTTTTAAGCGCATCCATAATCAGGTGTGGCGGCTGCCGTGAGCGAGCCGACCGTCCTCCGTGCGACGCGGTCGAGGATTTCTTTGACCTCTCCGCTCGTCCGGGCCCGGCAGAAGTCGTCGCAAATCTTGATTCGGGTGTTCCCGATGGTGAAGTCCTCCACGACGTTCCCGCTCTGCTTCGCCTCCAACACTTTTTACACCTCCTGTTTTCCGAATTGCTTTCTATAAATGAGCTTCAAGGTCTGAGCCTTGTTCGTTATCTCGTCGAGTACCTCGAGGTACTGCTCCATGCGCGGCTTTTCTTTCGCGTCGATGACGCCGTCGGCCGCGATGTCGATGATTCCGTCCTTGACCTCCGGCAACGACTTCATTGCCGAAATGAGCTGCAATGTGACCCGCTCAAGCTCTTCCAGCTCAATCGGTGAAATCGTCCCAATGCCGAGCGGGCAGAGGTGCGAGCAGAAATGGTTTTGCAGCTCCGGCGCGTTGTAGGTGTCCGACAGCATCAGGACCTCCTCCGGGTGCGGGTTGATGGTTCCGAGCTCGATGTTGGCGAGCCGCGTCCGGTCGATGCCGGTCACCTCTGACGCACCCTCTCTGCTGCCTAACCGGTCGTTCCACGATGCCGCCGCGATTCGTGCCTTGTAAAACACGTTGTCAGCGGCTTTCGTCGCCATTTTGGGCATTTATCCTGCGCCTCCTTTCGATTAAAATATTTACAGGGGAAACGCTAAATGTTCGTTTTTGGCGTCACGATTTTGCATCAATGACGCGAAACGGGTCGCTTCGGGTTAAAAAAAAGGTCGTCGTAGGGATAGCCGAGGGCCTGCTTGATTTTCAGGCTCAGCTTGAGGGACGGGTTCTTGTCGCCGCTCTCAATCTGTGCGTAGTGGCTCCGGCTCACGCCCAGCCGCTCGCTGAAAGTCTGCTGGGTGTAGCCTGCGCCCTCCCGGAGCGTTTGCAGCTTTTTCCGCATCCTGCCTGTTTCCTCCTTTCTGTGTGACCCTTTCGGGGTCTTTCTGTGGTTTATTATAGTCCCTAATTGGGTCAAAGTCAAGTTTTTTTCAAAAATTTCTGCTTTTTATGACGCAATTAGCGTCATTTGTCCCCGTGAGGGGATTTTTGTGATACAATATAAAAGTCTTAGGGAGGTACGTCTGTATGGATAAGTTTTCTGAACGGTTGGTCGCGCTCCGCAAGGAGAAAGATTTGACGCAGGCCGAGTTTGCCCGCCTCTGCGGTAAGCAGCGCACTACGGTCTCCGGCTACGAGACCGAGGGCAAGGAGCCCGATTTCGCCCTGCTCTGCCAGATGGCAGACTATTTCGGCGTAACCACCGACTATCTGCTGGGCCGCGAGGACGAGCGCGCACACGGTAACGAGGCGTTCCGCCGAGACAACGTGAGCTTCAAGCGCAGATATGACGCCCTCCCGCAGGAGCTCCGCACGGTCGTCTCCTCGACGTTCGATTCTGTGTATGTGCTACTCTCCCGGTGCATGAACGCACGGGACGCTGCGGAGCTGACCCTGTACCGCGAGCTGTTCTCCGAGCTTCAAACCGGACGCGGCGAGATAAAGAGCATCCTCGCGGATTGCGGGGGAGACCTGGCAGGTGCTTTCCCGCAGATTATGGAGAAGCAGAACACGCTCAAGGCCAAAACCGCTTCTATCCTCGACAGCCTCTTGCAGGCAGACGTTGCGGCCTTAAAGGATAGCAACAAGTAGCCTTTCGGCCTGCGCTCCGGCGCGGGCCTTTTTTTGTTTGGAGGTCATCATGGAGCAGTATCTCATATACCTGCGCAAGTCTCGTTCCGACCTCGAGGCCGAAGCGCACGGCGAGGGTGAAACGCTCTCCCGGCACGAGCACACTCTGCTCGAGCTGGCGAAAAGGCAGCATCTAAACGTGACCGATATTTACCGCGAGGTCGTCTCCGGTGACACCATCGCTGCCCGTCCGATGATGCAACGGGTTCTCTCTGAGGTTGAGCAGGGCGTTTGGTCCGGCGTCCTCGTCATGGAGGTCGAGCGTCTGGCGCGCGGCGACACAATCGACCAAGGCATCATCGCACAGACGTTCAAGTTCTCCGGGACGAAAATAATCACCCCTATAAAAACGTATGACCCCGACAACGAGTTCGATGAAGAGTATTTCGAGTTCGGCCTGTTTATGAGCCGCCGCGAGTACAAGATTATCAACCGCCGGTTGCAGCGCGGTCGTCTCGCCTCCGCCAAAGAGGGGAAATGGCCGTCCGGTCTGGCTCCGTTTGGTTATCGTCGGGTAAAGCTCAAAAACGAAAAGGGCTGCTCGCTCGAGCCCATCGAGGAGCAGGCCGCAATAGTCCGTATGATTTTCGACCTGTACACGGTCGGTTTGCAGGACGAGGACGGTTCCGCTCGCCCGCTGTCTTTGGGCTCAATCGCCACGAGGCTCAACGATATGCACATCCCGTCTCCGTCCGGTTCGCAATGGGCAAGAATCACCATTCGCGGAATCATCAAGAATCCGACGTACATTGGCATGGTGCGCTGGGGCAGTCGTGAGACGAAGAAGAAAGTGGTTGACGGCAAGGTCGTTTCTGTGCGCGGTCCTGCCGACCCAGAGAAAGAGTGCGTATTCAAAGGCATTCATCCTCCGCTCGTTCCGAAGGAAACATTTGAACTCGCAAACGATAAGCTCACCCGGAGTGAGAATACTTCCACGCACAAGGAAAAGGTCGTCCGGAATCCTCTGGCCGGTCTGCTCGTCTGCTCCGAGTGCGGCAGGCAGATGATGCGGATGATAAACCCTGTCCATCCAGATATGCCGGTCGTGCGCTGTCCTCGTCGCGGCTGCCCGAATTGCTCGAGCTATCTCCCTATCGTCGAGGAGCGCGTCATACAGGGCCTCTCCGAGTGGATGAAAGGCTATGAGCTCGAGTGGAGCTCCGCTGCCGCGTCGTCCTCCGTGTCGTCGGTCGGTGTCCGGGAAAAAGCTCTCGCCAGCGCGGAGACCGAGCTCCGCAAATTACAGCAGCAGCTCGAACGCACCCACGACTTCCTCGAGCAGGGCATCTACGACACAGATACCTTTCTGTCCCGCTCTCGGATGCTCTCCGACAAAATCGCTGCTGCAAAAGATAGCGTCACTCGCTGCTCCCGCGAGCTGACCGAGGAGAAGCTCCGGGAGACCAGCCGCCGTGACATCATCCCTAAAGTTAAGAATTTGCTCGATGTGTACCCGCTGCTCGAAACGGCCGAGGAGAAAAACGCCCTCCTGAAAGAGGTGCTTGAAAAGGTCGTCTACCAGAAGCTAAACGAGAAGCGCAAAAAAAGTCCTGATGGTTTCACCATAGAGATATACCCGCGCATCCCAAAATCCGAAAAATGAAAAGAGAGGGCCGTTTCGGTCCTCTCTTTCTTATAGTTATCCTGTTTAGCCATACTCATAGGGACTGCCCACGATGTCACCCAAGATTGCTCCTAACATGGCTGTTTCCTCCCTTACCTATGATCGCTTTCGTTGGCAAAAGGATACCACAAACCGGAGGGCAAAAGGTCAACGGGCAGGCGACAAATCACGCACCCAACAACTCCTGATCCCATTGGAACAAAAGGGTGTTGACCTGATTGATATTATAAATTTTCTGTTCCAGACAGTACCGCACGATCCAGTCCCGTTTGGAGCCGTCGGAGAAGGCATAGCCTGCGCTTTTGAGCAGGTCGATGGTTTCATCTTCGGACAGGTGCAGCCCAACCGCAAAGGCCAGCACCGTTTTCTTTTTGGGGTTGTAGTCGCGATTGCACTGAATTTTGGAGAAATGCTGCCGGGAGATGTTGGACTGCTTGTACACGGTGGAGTCTTTCAGCCCCCGCTCATCAATGAGCCGCAGCAGTCGGGTGGTGAAGCTCTCGCCAAGGTTGTCCATCAGGCTTTCCAGACTGCGGGCTGTCCTGGGTGCCGCGGCGGGTGCCGGAACTGCACCCAGCATTGGCAGTGCGGTATCTTCTTCCAGAAGCCTCCGCCGCTCTGACAATTCCCTGCGCCGACGGCCAAATCCGTAGCTTTCATCGTTCTGTGCTACATAGTGGTCGTCAATGTACTCCTCCACCGAGGCGAACAGCTTCCTGCTCACGGCCAGCGAGCCCCGGTCGTAAAGCACCAGATACACGGTCAGGTCGTGCTCCATGACGTACTGTGTGATGGTGTCCACCGCAATGCGGAAGGCCTGTTCTTTGGGGTAGCCATAGTTTCCGCTGGACAGCAGCGGAAAGGCCACGCTCTCGCAGTGGTACTCTGCGGCTAATTCCAATGCGGAGTGGTATGCACCGGCTAATTGTTCAGCTTCGCCGAACCCGCCGCCGTGCCACGCAGGGCAGACTGCATGGAAAATATACTTTGCGGGCAGCCCGAACGCCGGAGTACACACGGCTCTGCCCAAATCGCAACGGCCGATGGCTTCGCAGGCGGCGGTCAGCTCCTGCTCCCCTGCCGCCCGATAGATGGCACGGCTGGTGCCGCTGCCCTGCAAAAGGTTCCGGTTCGCCGGGTTGACGATGGCATCCGCTGCCACCTTGGTGATGTCGTTGCGGATCATCAGAAACGGCATATCATCCATCCCTTTATATCAAGTTTCGCCTTTGAAATCAGAGAGAATCATAGTATTGATGTATTTTCTCGGCCATCAGTTCCCGACGCCTTTGTAGAAAATCCTGATAGTCGCCAATCTCCATGCTTTCAAATCCGTCTGGAATACAATTCTGTTTAAGATTTTCAGCCAGCCTATCTTTTTCTATGATTCCACCATAAACAGGCTTTTTCGTATTGCATTGCCCTATCACTTCAGTCATATAGTGGGCTGGCGAACTATCTTTAATTTTAATGTTGATTTCCTGTTGAATAAAAGCATAATTCGCAATTTGATTGTATTGTGCTTGCACAATTCCATTTTTTATCAAGTAATTTTTCGGGAACAAATGGTGAATATCGCCTCTGTTTTCCAACATGGACTCAATATCAATTTCCATCGACAAAAAGCCTTTATCGTGTGCCTTGACCTGTGCCACAAGGAACATATTAAAATATGGACTGCTCGCAACCGATGTGTTCAGCCGTTGAACAAGATTTACCTTCCAGTACGCCTCAGATAATTCGCCCGCCTCTGTGATATTCAGGTACTGCATCGGATCATCATAAGCAAAGAATCTCTTAATGTCGTAATCAAATGCAGACTCTGGCGAGCCAGAAGAATATCTTCCCGTCAAAATAGACAAAGCCAGCCACTTGCGTACAATCTTTTCAATTTGATTACTATCCACTTTTCGTTCACGAAGTGCAAGAAAAAGCGCATAGCCAAAGTTCAAAACATTTTGTGAACGAATCAGCGATTTTTTCACAATTCCCGCTGAGCGCACAATCATCAAATACCGTTCATAATTTGTCTGATTCACCGCTTGCAGAACTGCCTCATGTAATTGATTGAACGAGCTTTCTTCTATTTCGATCTTAAATTCACGCGTTTCAAAATCTCGACCTGAAAGCAAGCTAACCAAATCTGCTAGCTTTCCTCGCTTGAATTTATATGTAAATGCAACACGAAGAACATCCGTATAACATGTGCGATAAATCGGTGCATTCTTTGCAGCTACCCACTTTATAGCTTCGAATTCCGGTCTCGCCGCAAATTCAGCATCATTTTTCTTGATTTCTTTCAAATCCTCCGGAGACTCCAACAAATGACAGAAGTAATCAATCGTTTTTCGGGTCACATTTCCATTATATATTTCATTCGAAGAAATCTTAGACATTGCAAAATCTGCTTGCGACAGAACCACACCCTTAGAATTGATTCGAATAAAAATTTCCGTTACACTGTCAATATCCAAATCTTCTGCCAGCGTAATAACACCAATGCTATTATTTTGTATTGCCCTCAACCGATTGATTGTGTCATTGATTTCCTGTGCTTTGTCCATAATTCCGTTTTTCTGGCAATATTCCATCACAAAAGAAAAAGAACCAAAGGACACATCCAGCACTTTTGCAATATCCGGAATCCATTTACTGCTTTTTTGATTTGCGGAATTTGCCACTTCAAATATTTCGTCAATGGGGTTAAACGCAATACAGACCCGTTTCCATTTATAGTGGCTGTCTAAAACCTCCTGTCCCACAATTGCAGCCGCCATAGCAGTAATACGCTGTTGCCCGTCGATCAGAACTTTTTTCCCTATTGCAACTGTTCCGTCTTTCAACTTTACACTTGGATTTTGCCATACGATAATATATCCGACCGGAAAGCCCTTATAGAGCGAATCCATCAAATCACGCACTTGCGTTGCGTCCCATACAAATGGACGTTGCATTTCCGGAATCGCAATATTACCGGATTTTATATCCGCCAAAAGCACATCCACCGTATAATTATTCACGCTATATCGTGCCATAGTCAAATTCCCTTCTATTGTATCATCCTGGAATTCTATCTAAAGTTGTTTTCATACAAAGCGTTATTAAATTTTATTTAATCTTATCACATCCGATGGGGCGGCGCAAGGGGTGCTCTTGTTTCCTGTCCGCGCAGCTATTATAATAGGTACAGAAAGAAGGTGAGCTTCCTGCACGACATCTGGAATCCATGGCACGGCTGCGTCAAGTGCAGCGAGGGCTGCCAGAACTGCTATATGTACTTTCTCGACCGGATGAGGGACCAGAACGGAGCCGAGATCTACAAAACGAAAAGCGGCTTTTCCTATCCGCTCCAGAAAGACCGCACCGGACACTACAAAATCCAGAGTGGTGAGCAGATCCGGGTCTGCATGACCTCGGATTTCTTCTTGGAAGAAGCCGACCCGTGGCGGGTTGAGGCGTGGGACATCATGCGCCAGCGCAGCGATGTGGTGTTTTTTCTGCTCACCAAACGGCCGCAGCGGGTACGGGAGTGCCTGCCGCCGGACTGGGGCAGCGGTTGGGACAACATCTTTTTCAACGTCACCTGTGAAAATCAGCGCCGCGCCGATGAGCGCATCCCCATCCTGTTTGACCTGCCCTTCAAGCACAAGGGCATTATGTGCGCGCCCTTCATCGGACCGGTAAGCATCCGGCAGTACTTTTCCGCCGGGCAGATCGAGCAGGTCATCTGCGGCGGCGAAAACTATGATGGTGCCCGCCCCTGCAATTTTGATTGGGTCAAGTCTCTCCGGCAGGAATGCGCGGATGCCAATGTGACCTTCTGCTTTATCGAGACCGGCACTGTGTTCATCAAGGACGGCAGGCGCTACCACCTGCCAAACAAGCAGCTGCAAAGCCGAATGGCCTGTAAATCCGGCATGAATTTTCAGGGCAGGCCCATTCATTTTGACCTCGTGGACGACTGGGGCTACCCCATCCCGCAGGAAGATCTCTATGTGCCCCATTTCCGCGCAAACTGCGAGACCTGCGGCAGCAAGTTGATCTGCAACGGCTGCAGCGATTGCGGAAAATGCTTATAAAATAAAGGAGTTCTATGAAGAACCAGAAGAAAAAATCGTTTCCCCTCAGAGTGTTTCTCTGGCTGCTGGCCATTTTGCTGGCCGTCTGCATTGCATTCGGCGTTTACGTCAGCGACTACTACCACGCAGACCTGACCGACAGCGGCCTGCGGGTCTATGCCGCCTACGGCAGCGAGGACGGCGTACTGAACCGCGAAAAGTACGAAGCCGACCGCATAAATCTTCCGCAGGACACTGCCGAAACGGTCATTGACGGCGGCTGTCATGCCGGATTCGGCAGCTACAATGCCCAGAAGGGCGACGGCGCGCCTGTTATCTCCGCCGAGGAACAGCAACAGCAGACAGCGGATGCACTGGCGGCGTGGATGAATCTTCAATAAAAAGCAAAATATCCCGACCATTTTCCTGTATGTCACAGGAGAATGGCCGGGACTATTTTTATTATTCCGCGAACCAGCACTCAATACAAATGGAACTTATGGCTGATCTGGTGTGCAATTTCATCCGGCAGCGGGCGGAAACCGATGCAGGTCAGGGTCATGCCTTCTCCGTTTTCATCAAATTCTTCCGGCTCCAGCTCGGTGTGGCAGGCATCCCGGATAAGGAAGAAGTCTTTGTTTTCCACAAGGCCCAATTCCTCGGCAATTGTCTTTGCTTTCAGCAGTTGATTGCGGTTCTTTGCCCCGCAGATAGTTTTGGTAAAAGAGCCATCGAACCATTCTTCATAGGTTGCTTTCTCCAACATGATTTCTGCCCGATAGCCGGTAATTTCTCCGTTTTTCTCAATGGGTTCCACGCCCTGTCCCATGCCGATGGGGTCGGTGAGGAATGCCAGCGAAGCATGGCAGCACTGCGCCGCCAGCTTACCGGGAGACATCTGCAGATCTTTTCGTGCAATGATGAGTTGACGCAT